TTCGTGTAGTACTTGATTACTGACTGCAACAGGCCGATGTGGGCCTGGATAGACTGCTGCGAAGCGGGACCGAGCGACTTGTCGATCGCGTCCGCGTAATCGCTCCACTTCTGCATCGCGGCGTTCAATTGCTGGTCGGTCTGCACCCCCACCGCGTTCAGCGCGTTCTGGTATTCCGTTGCGACGGCCTTCTGTTGCGCGGCCACGTTGTTCGTCAGCACTTGCCGCGCGGCGTCCACGTTCGCCTGTGTCGCCAAGCCGGCTTCCATGTCGGCGGTGGTCTTGTCGAGCGCCTTCTGGGAGTTCGTGACAAGCCCGTCGTAATACTCCTGTTGGGTGATGGTGCCTTGCTTGTAAGCGTCGGAAACTTGGGTGTTCAACTGGGTGACGATTTTGTTCTGATACGCCACCACCGAATCGAACGCGGCTTGCATTACGCCGGTACTGGCCGTGCCGGATTCGGCAAGTTTCTGATACGCCTGACCGGCCTTGTCCGCCGCGCCTTCCAGTCCGCCAAGGCTGGTGACCCCAAGCGCCTTGTACGTTTCCGCGAGAGCCAGCGTATCGGTCACTAATTGCTTGGTGGCGTCCGATGCCATGGCCCACGCCTTGCCCATGATCTTTTCGGCGTTGGTGGCGCTTTCGTTGATGCCCCCGTACATGTCCGCGAAGGCCTGCGCTGTCGCGGGTGCGACGGCGTAAAGGGCGTCATAGGTCTTCTTCAGTGCTTCGTTGTAGGCAAGGGCTTCAGCGGCGGCTTTCTTCGCCGCGGCGTCGTCCTTCGCCTGCTGGGCGGCTGCTGCCTTTTCCGCGTTCGACTGCGCCAGGTCCGCCGCCTCTTGCTGCTTCCGCGCGTTGATGGTGGCCTGGGTCTGCGCAGCGTTGTCTTTGATCGCCTTGGTGTGGGCATCGACTGCGGCCTGGTTGTCCGCGATCGCCTTCTGGCCGCTTTGCCACGCGGCGGTCAAGCTGTTGACCGTGTTCGCGACGGCGGGAATCGACATCGCCCACTTGCCTAGGGAATCGATCCAGCCCCCAATCATGCCGAAGAACTGCTGGAACTTGGTTACCAGCCAATCGACCACGCCGCCCACGGTGGTCTTGATGCCGGTCCAGATGTTGCCTACGGCGGTTGCGATGCCGCCGAACGTGGAACTGAACCAACCGCCAACCCCGCCCCAAAGGGCTTTCCAGCCGGCTACTATGTCGTCCCACAGTTGCAGGAAAACGGCTTTAATCGCGGGCCATTCGTCATAGACCCACTTGCCGATCAGGCCGAGGGCGGCGATGAGGGCCACGATGGGCGCAACAGGCCCCGTGAAGGCAGCGGCCACGACGCCGAGGGCGGCAGAGAGCACCGGCAGAGCGGCCGAGATGGCAACGATGGCCGGGATGGCCGCAGCCACGGCGAGGGCGACATCCTTCACCGGCTCGGACAGTCCCTGCCACCACTTGGTTGCATCCTGGATCAGGCCGCTAATCGTGTTCAGAACCGGCGCGAAGTCGTTCAGCACCGCCAGGATCGAATTGCCGATGGATTCCTTGGCTTCCTCGCCGGAGTTCTCAAGGATCTGCATCGCGCCGACCCACGTGGTTTTCGCGAGTTCGGCGGAACCCTGGAACCGCTGGTTCAGATCGTCGGTGATGGCCTCGGTCACCTGTTGCGCGGTGACCATGCCCTTCTTCACCATGTCTTCGGCTTGCGCCACAGACACGCCCAACGAAGCGGCGAGGTCGCCCCACGCATCGACCCCCGCCTGTTCAAAGGTCTTCATGTCGCGGGCGGAAGCGACGAGGCGGGCCTGCATCGCGTCGATTGCCCCGCTGAGGTTGTTGATCCAGTCCGGCCCTTCTTTCAGTCCCGCCGCGGCGTCCACCAGTGCGTGCAGGGTGTTGGTGGTGTCCTCCGCCGACATGCCCAGCATCATCATGTTCTTGGCGGCTGGGCCCAACGTGTCCGCGAAACTGAAGACCGATTCGAGCCCCAGTTCCTTGAGGTCTTCGAAGGCTTGGTTGGAAGCTTCCTGGCTACCGGCCAGCAAGTCGAACGCGGATTTCAGCTTGCCGACCTGAACCGCCGCGTCCACGCATTCAGTCGCGAACTCCTCGATCTTTTTCGCGATCTCGACCGCGCCCGCGGCCTCGGCCATCGCCGTGAAGCCCTCGGTGATCTTGTTGATGCCTTCGGCGGCGTCGGCGGAATTGGACTGGATTTGGGAGACAAGCTCCTTCAGCGACGATAGAAACTCGGTGTTATCCAGGGTTGCTCGAGCTTTTAATTCGCCAGCATCAGCGGCCATGTTTTACCCTGCCTGCGTAATACGCTTGGGTGTACAAATCGAATCGATCTATCACCCCGTCGTCCTGCCCCGGCGCATACCTGGACGGTGGCCGTTCCCCTTTTTTCGCGTACCGCAGGCCTTCAGTTGGCAACGGCGCTACCAGGACGGCGGGACGGCCCCCGGCCGGGGGTTCCTCCGGTTCGCGATCCAAGGCAAGACGGGCCCGCCGTTGCAGCATGAAATCCATCGGCTGCATGAAGGCCACGTTCTTGCCTCGGTTGGTATTGAAGATCGCCCAGGGGGAAAGGGCGGCGTAGAACTCCAGCGTGTCGTGCCATTCAAGATCCCGCGCGGCCAGCGCGTGAAACTCCTCGAATGTCAGTTGCCAGACTTCTAGTTCACTGAGCCCGAAGTCGTACCGGCCAACGGCCCAGATGGTGAGCCAGTCGGCGGTTCCGTTGGCCGCTCGACGTTTGGGACTTGCGCCAGGATCTTTGCCATGTCGGGCGCGCGCCCGGTGATGGCAAAGGCAAGGGCGGGGTGGATGTATTCCAGCAGCATGGAGGAATCGACGTTATCCTCCACCCACTGCTGGGTCACATCGGGATTCTTGGTCTTGAGGCCGTAGTAAAGAACCACGGCCAGTTTCGCCGGGTTCTGGAACGCCGCGCCCAGGCCTTCGCCGCGCAGCATCGGCAGTTCCTCCTTGACCTCCAGTTCCTTCAGCACCCCCAGGGGGAACCGCAGCTCCAGCTTGCGGCCCGCGATTTCAAGCATGACCGGCTTGCCGGCATCGGGCTTCTTGAACGTCATGCTTGGTTCACCGTGAAGACAAGGCCGAGCCCGGTGATGGTGATGGTGCCGGTGCGGGTTGTGGGGGTGGTTGGATTGTTGGCGATGGTGTAGGTAACGGGGCCGTCGCCAACCTGAAGGCCGGTGGGGCTGGTTATCTGAATCCACGGGTCGCTGGCGATCGCGTTCCACGGGGTGTTGCTGCCGCCGGTCTGCACCGTGAAGGTGCCGCTCGGTGCGCCGGTCGCGGGTGCGCTGATGCCTTGGGGGGTGATGCTGATCGCGGACGGCACATCGATGAACGGGGTGGTGATGCGGATCGCGATGGTGCGCTGCATGACCCCCGTGACCTTCGCGTCTTCAGTGAGCGTCTTGACCCAACCCTTGAACTGGCGGGTGCGGTGGGTGGGGTTGGTGTTTATCAACTGGAACTTGGTGGTGATGCGGTTGAAAAACAGATACTCCATGCCGAACGGCGAATTGATGTTCTGCGTGGGGTCATCGGGGTTCCAGTAGCACGGGAACGAAATATCCCCCACGTCGATGAGGCCGGGAATCACTTGCTTGATGGGCACGCCGGTGGAGTGCGAAGTCACGTCAACTTCCGCGCACTGGTTGGTGGGGCCGGTGATATCCCCCACCCCTTCAATCGTGGTGTAGACTTCCGGCGTGACGCCCAGCCCTGAAGACAACACCTGAATCAGCGTGCCGTACGCGGGAAAGCCGCTGATCGGCTCATCCGGCGCGGCGGCGTGGGGGCTGACGGTCGGCGGCGGGCCGTTCGGGGGTTTCGTTGGCTGGGCGGGCGGCGGTGGCGGCGGCATCGTCGCGGACGGGGGAACCATTTGGGTACTCATTCGTTTTTGCTCCTTTACTGCGGTTTGGTGTTACGGGTGGCGGATCGTAATTCAGGTAGCGGAACATGATCCGGTATTCCTGAATGATTTGAAACAGAAGGGTGTCGGGCTCCCACGCCCACGTCTGGGTCATGTAGAACGCGTGGCCGATGAACACGTTTTCGAAATCCCCGTGCAACGTGTTCAGGTACATCCGCAGCGAATCGGCGATCGCGAGGCCGCGGGACTGGGAGTTATCGAAAGTCGAAATCTGGTAATCCCGTTCGATCACATCGAGCGGCCCATCGTGGGTGACCAGCTGCACGGCATTGACCGGCGCGACGGGGAAAAAGACCATGTACGGGATGGATAGCTGCCCCGCCGGAACCTGCGCGGCACGCATCAGGGACACGCGGGTGCCCACTAGGTTGGTCTTGATGAGCAGGTCGCGCAGTGTTTGCTCGAAAATAATCATGGTTCGTTGGCGGGGGGATGGTAGGCGCTGGCGGTCGCCGCGTCCTCAAGAATTCTCTTCACTCCCGGCGCGATGTCGTTGGCGTACGTGCTGCCCATCTGCAACAGCGCGGGGCGGAAGAACGGGCGCGGCGACATCTTGGAGGTTCCCATCTCGACGTACACCGCGTAAGGGGCGATGCGTTTCCGCGCCACCAGGAACACCCCGCGCTGGTTCGCGGGCCCGGGCGTTGCGATAAGGGAGTTCTTGAGGTTGCCGGGTTCGTACTTGCCGTATTTCTTCTTGCCGATTGGGGCGAGGTTTTGCGCGTTGGCGATCATGGCTTGCGCGGGGGTCATGATGACGGCCTTTATCTCACTGGACTTGTCGTCGATCTTGATGCCGGCATCCTGAAAACACTTCATCATTTCCGGCACCCCCGCCCATTGGATCTTGACCTTCGCCATATTTACTTGGGCGGCGTCGCCGGGTGGCCGGTTGCGGGCGCGGCTGCGTGCGCGGATGTGGGGGCGGTTGTGTCCGTCATCGCCAGCGCGTAATAGTTCCCAATCTGGAAAACGTCGGCGGACAGCGGGTAAGTCATGGTTAACGTGCCCGTGAACTGGGTCGGGTTTGATGGGTCGGCAACCACCACCATAGAGGCGTTCACCTGATCGACCGGCGCGCCCCCGCCTGGGGGGACCATTCCAGTCATCAGGTTTTTGTTGGTACAGCGGACAGTTACGTTTACGTTCGTCGTCATAGAACCTCCTGTAGCGAAAGTTGGTATTGAATCCGCCGCCGCGCGATGTCCCACAGGCCTTTGATCTCGTAAAGGTGTTCGTGGTCTTGAATGCGCCATCGGGCGTCGATGTCGCGGCGGTAGCGGATGTACATCGTGACTAGCACGGTTTCCACCGTGCGGCCTGCTTCGTTCACTTCCTGGCCGATATCGGGATCGATCCCCGCCCATACGTCGGTGACCGGGGTCCAGTCCACGATTTCATCCCCTTCAGGGTTGTAGACCGGCGCGAGTAGCGTCACCCGGCGGTCTAACTCGCCGGAACCGATGGTTGGATCGAACTTAGCGCGGCCCATTAGCTATAAGTGGGAAAGTCGCGTTCCATACTTAGTAAGTCGGTGTAAGCCAGCGGCATTTCGATGCCCTGGCTGGTGCGGCCCGTCGAGACGGCTTCGCGGTTTCGATACCAATGCGCGATGAGCATCAGCATCGCCATCTTGATGTTCTCCCCCACGGTGTTGTCGATCTGATACCGCAGATAGGTTTCGGTGCGCAGCCGCGCGGCCATCTCGTAGGTTGTCAGCAGGTCGTCGTCAACCGTCTGGTCTGGCTCGATGTGGCAGTGTTCCTTGATGGCGATCAGGTCCAGCACGGCTTCGCGATCGCTTGCGGACGGGG